GGGATTTCGCCAGCGCAACTTTCGGGTAGTAACAGAATATCATGAATCTAATTCATGATGAATAAATTGAAAGACTTATATATAATGCAAAAGGTTGACTAGGAGGAGACATGGCAAGCACAGGTGGTGTTAAGATCGGCGGGTCGTATGATGAAGCTCGCACAAGGAAGGTTCACGCCGAAGCGCAGATTGCTGAATTGGAATTAGCGAAGGTAAAAGGTGAACTTGTCATCGCGGAAGATGTCGTTAAGGCATGGGAGGACGTTCTAGGCGCGTTAAAGGGTAAATTGTTGAATATTCCTGCTAAAGCGGCACCCGTAGTCGCGAGTGAGTCTGATGCGGGTAACTGCCAGACCATCTGCGAGGATCTAATCAACGAGGCATTAGAGGAATTGAGTAATTATGACCCGAAAATCAACGCAACCAGAGCGAAAAGTACTTCAGGGCCATCTGAAGACGGCAATACAGACACTAAAGCCACCACCAAGACTAAACGTAAGTCAGTGGGCAGACCTAGAAAGACGGCTCGACTCTCAGAGTAGCGCAGAGCCTGGACGATGGCACACTTCAAGGGCTGAGTACCAACGTGGAATCATGGATGCTTGTAGTGATGCGAGCATAAATGAGGTGGTTGTTATGGCGGGCGCTCAGTTGGGTAAGTCTGAGGCGTTGCTAAATATCATTGGATATCACATCCATCATGATCCATGTCCTATTCTCATGCTCCAACCTACTCTGGATATGAGTCAGTCGTTCAGTAAGGACCGAATTGCCAATGGTTTATTACGCGCAACGCCCTGTCTTGCGGGCAAGGTGAAGGATCCTCGCGCTAGGGACTCTAATAACACTACGTTACACAAGATATTTCCTGGCGGTGCGATTTCTATCGTTGGTGCTAATTCTCCATCTGGTCTTGCCAGTAGGCCGATTCGCTTGGTTCTCTGTGACGAGGTTGACCGTTACCCTGCATCTGCGGGATCTGAGGGGGATCCTATTCAATTAGCCCGTAAGAGAAGCTCTACCTTCTGGAATCGTAAGATTGTCATGGTCTCTACTCCGACCAACAAGGGCGCTTCTAGGATAGAAGATGCATACGAGAAGTCCGATCAGCGAGAATACTACGTCCCGTGCAAGCATTGTCATCATGAACAGACGCTAAAGTGGTCCAACGTCAGGTGGCAGGACAATAACCCAGACACTACGAAGTATTTGTGCGATGAGTGTTCCTGTTTGTGGACCGATTCTGACAGAAGATGGTCTATTAGAAACGGCAGATGGATACCCAAGGGAGAATTCACTGGTATTGCGGGATTTCACATATCTGGTCTTTATTCCCCGTGGACTCCTCTGTCTGATGGCGTGAGAGAGTTTCTATCGGTAAAGAAGAACCCTGAACAGCTTAGGGTGTGGACGAATGTCTATCTTGCGACCAGTTGGGAGGATGAAGGTGAGCAGATTGATGATTACGCCTTGGCTGACAGAAGGGAGCCAATGGAAACAATCCCTGAAGAGGTTGCGTTCATCACTTGTGGAGTGGACACGCAGGATGACCGATTAGAAGTAAGTGCAATCGGATGGGGCAGAGACGATGAGTCATGGGTGATAGACCATCATGTTCTGTACGGTGATCCTTCTACGCCTCAGTTGTGGGCATCTCTGACGAACATACTGTCTAAAGTTTACGAGACATCTGACGGCAGACAAATGGTCTCTCGTGCGGCGTGTATTGACTCAGGTGGTCACTTCACTAATTCTGTCTATTCATATTGTAAGAAGAACTACGCCAAGAGATTTTTCGCAATTAAGGGTGTTGGCGGTGAAGGAAAACCGATAGCAGGAAGGCCGAGTAAGAATAATACAATGAAGTGTCCTTTATTTCCGATTGGAGTAGATGCGACTAAAGACTTGTTGTTTGCCAGAATGAGAATACAGGAAGAGGGTGCAGGGTATATGCATTTCTCCGATAGGCTTAATGATGAATATTTTCGTCAGCTAACAGCAGAAAAGATTGTCACCAAGTTCGTAAGAGGCTATAAGAAGCGTGTTTTCGTTAAGCGCCGTCCAAGGAACGAAGCTTTTGATTGCATGGTGTATTCTGTAGCTGCATACGCTATACTTAACGTTGATGTCAACACTATTTCGGATAAGATACGCTCTGAACCGAAAGAGGCTGAGAAGCCGAAAGAAAATAATACTAGATCTTTCGTCCCGCGAACGAAAGGTTTCGTCAATGCATGGCGGTGACAATGGCGTACAAAAATTATTTTGACGATATTATAGAAGGCGAGCCAAGTGAGATCGTTGTAGGCGATTTCATTCAGTGGAAGCGTTCTGACCTCGTTGATGCTTACCCTACGAACTTATACAGTCTGAATTATGTTGCTCGTATAGCTGCTGGCGGCGGCACTCATGAGATAAACATAGCAGCGACTGAAACGACTGACTATTATCTTATTCAGGCAGACTCTGCCGATACAGCTAACTATAATCCTGGCGATTATCACTGGCAGGTTGAGATTGTCAGAACTGCGGACAGTCAAAGAAAAGTCATAGACCGTGGCAACTTCACTGTAGTACCGGATCTTGACGTTAATGCCTCTGATCCCAGATCTCACTCAGAAATCATGCTGGCAAAGATAGAGTCTTTGTTGGAAGGTAAAGCAGACGCTGATGTTTCGTCGTACAGTATCGCAGGTAGAAGTTTGACCAAGATGACATTCCAAGAGCTTGTTGATGCTAGAAATTACTTTTCGGGCAAGGTCTTTAGTGAAAAGGCCAAGCTAGACGCAGAGAATCATCGTTCAACCTCTGCAACAATTAAGGTGAGGTTCTGATGGGGATCTTGGACGTTTTTAAGCGTAGTCCTGAGAAAGCAACAAAAACAATAAAAAGAACATACGCGGGTGTGGATAACGGGCGGCTTTTCGCTGACTTTGTTGCATCTGAGCGGTCAGCAGACAGTGAATTACGATCTGCGCTGAAAGAATTGCGTAATCGTAGTCGCGATTTGTCAATGAACAACGAATATGCTCGCCGTTACTTTGAATTACTCAAGGTTAACGTTATTGGCGAGAATGGCGTGTTCCATCAGTCCAAAGCGGTTGATTCTATCGGTCAGTTGGACCAGACAGGCAATCAGGCGGCAGAGAACGCATTTAAGATGTGGGGCCGATACGGATTCCCTACTGTTTGCGGTAAACTGTCTTGGATTGACGTACAGAAGCTTGCCATGGAACTTCTTGCCAAGGACGGTGAAGCGTTTATAGTCAAGCATAGAGCGCCTGAGTTCCGCGATTCGTTTGCGTTGGAGTTCATTGAAGCTGATCAGATTGACGAGACATACAACAAACGTCTTGCCAACGGCAATGAGATAAGAATGGGCGTTGAGGTCAACAAGTTCCGTAGACCGATTGCTTACCACGTTCTTACTAGTCATCCAGGCGATTACGACTTCTCATCGCAAACTCGCGAGAAGAAGTACAAAAGAGTTGAAGCAGACAGAGTAATTCACCTATTCAAGCAATTGCGGACGGGGCAGACTAGGGGCGAACCTTGGCTGGCACCAGCGATACCCGCAATTAAGCAATTAGGTGCGTTCAGAGAAGCTGCGGTTGTTAATGCGCGTGTTGGCGCGTCAAAGATGGGTTTTTTCAAGGTTGATGGTGGTGACGGGTTCGTTGCAGACGATTACGAAGACAAAAGCCCTATAATTCAAGCTGATCCAGGCTCGTTTCATACGTTACCTGCGGGCGTTGACTTCACTGCATTTGAACCTGCATTCCCGTCTAACGAGTTTGACACGTTCCACAAGTCTATTCTCAGAGGCATCGCAAGTGGTCTTGGCGTGTCATATACGTCACTTTCTAACGATTTGGAGGCTACTTCGTACTCTAGTATCCGCCAGGGAGCATTGGAAGAGCGTGATTTCTACAAGAACATGACTTCTTTCATGATTCAGCACTTTATTACGCCTGTTTATACGTCTTGGTTAAGTTCGGCAATGGAACTTGACTCGTTTGGTATCCCGCTACGGGAATATGACCGTTTTGCGCTCGCGGCTGAGTTCAGAGGCCGAGGGTTTAGTTGGGTTGACCCGCTGAAGGAGATGAACGCTGCTGTCACCGGACTAAAGAACGGTATTCTAAGTTTAGGTCACGTTGCCGGACAGTACGGCATGGACACAGAGGAGTTGTTGAGCCAAATCTCGCGAGACAAGAAGTTGGCAGAGCAATTTGGTGTAGAATATGCCATAGAACCTTATGGTAGCCAAAGAAGTGCGGACATAGACCCAGACGATGACTAGTTATAAGCCTAATCAGTCTATGAAGACCGCTGCTAACAGGGCGTTAGAGTGGCGCAAGAAGTACGGCAGAGGCGGCACTGCGGTAGGTGTTGCTAGGGCAAGAGACATAAAGAACGGTGCTGAGTTGTCTGAAAGCACTGTTAAGCGGATGCATTCGTTCTTTAGTAGGCATGGCAACAATAAAGCCAAGCACTACGCAAAGAAGAAGCCTGACGGTGGACCGACTGCCTGGAGAGTGGCGTGGGATCTCTGGGGCGGGAACGCGGGTGCATCTTGGGCAAAAGGTATTGTTAACAGATTAGACGAAAGGCAAGAGGATATTCAAATGGAACGTCATGTAATTAACGTAGAAGAAACTGAGGACAGTTTCATCGTTGAGTTGGCAAAGGAAGAGCGAGCAGAGGAATCTGCCGAAGAGGTCTCTGCTGATTACGATGATGAACGAGATCATAAAGCCATGACAGATGACATGGAAGCTGAAGTTATAGAAGCTGACCGTGATTCCGAAGTTAAGGTTGAGTATCGCGCTATGGGTATGGACAAAGGTCCGATAGACGAAGAAGGCAGAACGGCAATGATTGCCTTGTCATCTGAAGAGCCTGTAGAGAGATCTTTCGGTAACGAAGTATTAGAACACAGTGCAGAAGCGATTGACTTGAGTTTTATCGCATCTGGACGAGCGCCATTGCTCATGGATCACGATCCAAAGCAGCAAATCGGCGTAGTAGAATCTGTAGAGCTTGACGGTGAATCGCGGAGACTCCGCGCTAAAGTGCGTTTTGGAAGAAACGGGCTTGCAGCCGAAGCGTTCTCAGATGTTGTTGATGGTATTAAGGCTAACATTTCTGTTGGTTACGCTATCAACAAGATGGAGAAACGAGACAAAGATACTTATGTAGCGAAGTCTTGGAGACCCGTTGAGGCCAGCTTGGTCTCGCTTCCTGCTGATGTGACAGTCGGCGTGGGGCGATCTAGCGAGCCTTCCCAACCCATAACAGTAACTGAAAACAGGAGTAATCCCATGACAGAACAAGTCATAGAGTCAGTTGACGTTGCGGCAGTACAAGCGGAAGCTCGTAAAGCTGAACAACGGAATGCTGCACAGATCGTTGAGCTAGGCGCTCGACACAGTAAGTCTGACATGGCTCAAAAAGCTATCTCAGAAGGCCGTTCAATTGAAGAATTCCGTGGAATCCTTCTGGACGAAATCAAGAGCACTGAGGGGCTAGAGTCTCAGAGCATCGGCATGACAAGCAACGAAGTTAAACGTTTTAGTCTGGTCCGTGCAATCAATGCGCTTGCTAACCCACATGATCGTCGCGCTCAAGAAGAAGCTGCGTTTGAGTTTGAATGCTCAAGAGCTGCCTCTGAGCAGTATGGCCGCACTGCACAAGGTGTAATGCTTCCTGCTGACGTTTTGCG